TTCTATAGCTTGTTTTCTACCTATTTTACCTGCACCTATACCTCTAAATGAATCAGAAGACCATGCTCTAGCTCTCTTTATCTCAGTCATAGCAGTCATCATGGTATCAAATACCTGCTGCATAGGACCGTCTTGTTCTATTAAGTTAACAAAGTCAGATAATTCTCTACCAGCTATACCGTTATCTCTTAACTGTTTAAGTAGAGAACCTACAACTAAATCACCTGCTACTATATTTTTAGTAGTCCATGTTTCGATAGTCTCAACAACATTACCAGCATCATCAGTTATATCATACTTAATAGAGGATCTATATAATTCATCAAGATAATCTTCAGTCGCCGTCTCAGCTGCTTCTCTACCTAATGTCATACGTTGATGAGTTGCCACTGCATCCCCATAAACATCCATTAAGGTTTGTCTACCAGCTCTTATATCAGTTAATTCACTTTGGAATTTCTGATCACTCATTAAGCCTCTAAGGACTCCATCAACTATTTCTTCTGTCATTTCTCCTGTTTCTGCAACACGTTCTCTTTGAACTGGTGTTGTTACAGAACCTGTAGAACCATCTTCAGCATCCCAATCTGTTCTTGTTCTCTTCAGTTGCTCTCTAGCTTTACCTGGAGATACTTCAGATTGATGTGCTCCTTGATGTGGAGAAGCAATACTCTTATTCTTACTTGCACCAAACTCATTCTTTCTTAATTCTCTGATACCTTTCTTTAAAGTTTGGTATTCAATACTAGATTTTCTATTCTTTACTTGATTTTTAACTGCACCACTACCTCTACCTAGTAGCATTGTAGCACCGTCAAATACCATACCAATACCCATACCTTCTACAATATTCTTGAACTTCATCCACATAGGATGATCTGTATCTTTTGTAGATAGTGGAGTATCCATCCAGCCATGTCTATCTCTCATCATACCAAGAGCATTATGACCATCAGTTTCTTTTGAGATGATATCAGCTACAGCACCAATGCCAGCAGCTCTAAGTAAACTATATCCAGCTATACCTGTTATAGATGCTGGAGCAGATACACCTGCTGCACCCGCAGCTGCAGTAATACCTGCAGCCATACTACCAAAGTGAACTGTACCTCTTAATAGAGAACCCCACCATGTACGAGTAACAATGGGGTTGTCATAATCTGTGAATGGTGACCAATCAGGTCTGTAGTATCCTTTCTCTTTCCGTTCTCTCTGCATTTCGCCAGAGAACATATCCACAGCACGTTCAGGGAATGTAGCTAAAGAAGAAGCTGTATCTTGTAGACCACCCGATAAAGCTGATTGTACTTCTTTTACAACTCCTCTGAAACCACCACCACCTTCTTTAAGTCTAGGGTCTTCTCTTTCTTGTACTTCTTGCTCTGTTTGATCTGCTATAGTACTTTCAATAGTTTCAGATTCTTCTTCTCTTATACCTAAATCATAGAGATTAGGTTCAGAAGAGGGTGTTTCATTTAAGTCTTTATCGACTGATTCTAAGTTCATTTTTTATTTTTCTTTATGTATGAGCTATGTATAATATCGCATATATCCTTATTTAAAGGATAAGCTTGATCACCTAATCCACATTCTTTTAATTCTTCTTCTTTTAAATTAGTAGGTTCTTTTACTATTCCAGAAGTCATTTGAAGTCTTCTGTTTTGTCTTATGATAGCTTGCTTATAAAATAAAAGCTGAGTATCTTTATCAAATTTATCTTCAGGTTTAATTAATTCGTCTTTAAATAAATCATTTAATATCAAATTAAATTCCTTTTCATTAGCAATTCCAAAAGCTCCTATATTATAATAATCACCTTTACCAAATAGATTCTGTAGATCATAAAGACTCATACCACTTATAGGTGTATCATGTTTATAATCTGCTTGATCTACATTTTCCATAGAATCATATTCAGTTGAACCTTTATTATTTTTAGCAAAGATAGTTGCATTAGGATGGAATTGTTCAGATATAAATGTATCATCTTCTGATATACCTTTATGTAATCTGATTAAATTCTGCTGACCTACAGTCCTAGCTGTCATTAAAGCTTTAGTAGCATTACTAGTTTCATTAACTTTATCACTAAGATTTTTTAATTTCTCTTTAAATAAAGCTTGATCTTTTTCTCCAATAATATGACCTAATGCTTCAGCTCTCATCAAAGCAACTTTATCTACTGGTATACCAGATTTCCTAGAGAATGCTCCATAGAAATTAGGTAGTTTAGTTAAGCCTCCTGAATTAACCCATTCTAATAATTCATCTGTATGATCTCCCTCTCCTTTTAAAAACTCTTCATTTCTAAGAAGACTTATATTATTAAATTCGTTGTTTTTAGCTACAACATTATTTAAAAAATTATGTCTTTCATGTACTAATCTATTGATTACATTAGGAGACCTATACTCATTTTTCTCAAGTATACCAGGCTTAGCTAACTCTTTTAATTTATCTCTTAATGTTTTTTGAGCTTCTTTTTGACCTTTACCTGGTTTCATTGCTGCCTCTATATCAGCTTCAAAGTCTTTTACTACTGCTTCTGTAGCTTGAGCTATAGATGTATTATGATCATTACTTAGTATAAGTTCATCGTAATTCTTCATTATACTATAGTTGATTTCATCTTCTAGATTTTTTGTTAAATCAGCTAACTCATTTCTTGTAGTACCTGGGAATGCAACAGTTAAAACTCTAGGTGATAGTATACTTTTAGTTTCCATTCTTTTCTTAATTGCTGCTGTATCATCCCAAGACCATACTCTATCTCCATAAATTTTTGATATGTCAGATCTCATGAACTCAGGTAATGATTCAATTAATTCTGGATTAACAGGTTTCTTCTGTGCATATAGACTGGTAATAAGTTTTTTCTTCTGATAAGCTGAGAACAAGTTATCCTCTTTATGGAACATCATGTTTCGCATAGCTGGGCTTAATTGAGAATAACTATTTGTATCAAAGCCTTTTATACCATTGAATACTTCTAAGCCTTCTGTTAATACTTGGGTATACTCTGCATCATTACTAGCTCCTTTTAAATCTTCAAATATCTTCATTTCATTTGATGTTATAGCATTATTAAAAGCTTTCTTTTTGTTATCTAAATTTTCTGATATTTTGTCGTCTATCTCTTTTAGCCATTTATTACCTTCACCTGCATGTTGATCGTTAAAAGCTTCAACAAGATTACTGTATCTTTTAGTACCCCAATATATACCTGGTCCTCCATCTTTAGGATCAATAATTTCTTGAGTTAGTTGTGTTTTACCTTGTTGTGGAGTTATACCACCGTTATCTTCACCTAAACCTACAGCTCTCATTATAGTCTTAATAACACCTAAACTACTTTCTGTTACTGTCAGTCCTTTATAATTCTTACCTTGTACTGCTTGAGCATTTTTTATAGCATTACGATTACTGTCTATAGCTTGCCATGCAGCAGTCCCATCATTAGCTTTTATATCAGTAAGAAGATTCTTCTCCTGATTTACAAAATATTCTTTTTGATTTTGTTCAGATTCAACAGCAGCATCCTGAATATAAAGCTCTGTATTTTTCTTCTGTGATTTAAAAAGTATACCATTTACAACTTCTTTCATTGTAAATGCACCTGTAGCATGTGCGTGAGCTGCTATTGTAACATCAATTCTATTTCTAATTTCAAGTTTATAATGAGAAGGAGCAGTATCCAGTGTGTATGATTTACCATCATCCATTACAAATTCTTGATTAGCCATAACTTCTTCTATACCAGGTTTTATTTTCTCCCAGTAATTATTAATCATTTTTGTACGAAGACCACGTACATTACGACCTTCTAATGCTTTATTAGCTAACTTAAAATTATTCTCTGCATAGTATAAACCAGAGATTGTATTCTCTCTATTATTCAGTAACTTATGACCTTGTACTACTGCTTCATTCTGATCTTTAAGTGCTTCTTGATTATTAGTTATTTTTTTAGCAGCAGCTCTAAACTCTTTTAAATGTTGTATACCTTCATAAATTTTACCAGCTTGTTGAGGAGCAAACTCAGTAAAGAATTTAATATTTTTTTCTCTTTGTTTCTGACCAGTATCAATATTTTTAATTATCTGTTGAGTGATTTTATTGTTTGCTGTAGTACTTTCTTTTATAGATGTACTCATCGCACCAGTTAGATCAGTAAAGGGTTTAAGCTTTAATAAATCTTGTTGGTTCGATTGTAGTTTTTGAATGTCTCCAGATGCCCATTGTATGTTATTCATGATTATGCTGTTTGTCCTGTTAACATTTGTAAGAAGCTTGCATTGCCTCCACCTTCACCACTAAACTGTCCAAACAAATCCATAGGAGGTGTACCTGTAGCAGCATTGATAGCTAACTTAGCAAGTCTCAGTGTGTTCCCTGCTGTCTCATCTGTATATGTGACACCACGTCGAGCACCACTCATACCTTTTGCTATTACTGCGTTTGCTTTACTATAATCTGATTGGTATTGCCGTAATGCATTAATAGAAGCAAGACTAGCACCTTCACCTTTTGTATATCTTACAACATCTTCTGCTTTATCTAATTGAGATAATAACATTAGATCTTGATTTCTACCAGCTGTTTTTGATTGACCTTGTTCACGTACAAAACCCTTAGCAGCTCCTACTTTTGCAACTGATTCAGCTGTTTTATAATACTGATTTTGTGCATGTATAGCTTTCCTATTATGTCTATCTATAGCCATGCCACGATTTCTTATGGCAAGCTCTTGCATTATCTTGCCAGTTGTGCCAAGGTTATCTGAATTAGCTTTTCTGCCTAAATAATCAAAGTGAATAGCTCGTTGCTGCTCCATTGCTTTATCCTTTTCAGGAGTGCCAAAAATACTATTAGCTATGTTACCTAATACCATGTGTAAATTTTATAAATGTTAAATTGTTTGGTCCATAGGAAATTTCTTCCAAAAACTTAAAGCCTAAGAACTTTAGTAACTTTATATGGACTTTGTTTCTTGCATCTACTATGTTATGGATAAAATTAATAGATCGACCATCTATAAATTCCTTAGCTCCTTTAACAAATGCAATTGGGTATTGATGGATTACTGGAGTACATAACATCCATACAATCCCATCATCTTCTATGCCAGCCATTCCGGCAGCCTTGCCGTTAGGGGCAGTGAAAGATATGGCAGAGGGTCTCTGGAGAGCCAAATGAGCTATGTCTATAGGATCTATCCCGTGACCCTCTTCGACCTCTCTGCGGTCTTCTAGAAGTAAATTAGAGGCTACCTCGTAAGCAGCCTCAGTTGTTAGTGGTTGTATATCAAACTTAGACACGTTGATAGAATAAGGGTGAGTAATCTCCTTCCCATGACATTGAGTGTAATGTAGTAGGAGCTGGATGTCTAGATTTAAGTGTTATATCTACATTCTTATTCTTCTCATACACAGGTACAGTCTTAACCACTTCAGCTACATAAGGTGCATCAGATATATTATATTGATTCAATGCTGGAGATTCATATACTTCAGTATAGTCAGCTCTATCTACTCTGGTTAAAGTAGTTTCATATAGACCAACTTTACCAAAGCTTAGATTGATTCTATGTACAATTAAAGAAGCATTAACATCTGCTACTGTTCTATTACCTTCAGTCTTAACACTATATATTGTTGGGAATTTAACATAATACTCATATAGATATCCTATATTTAATGTAGCACTAGACCAATCTCCAGGTACTGTAAAATCATCACTATTAACAACAGTACATGCTGCGTATCTACCTACTCTTGTAGAGTTAGTATTACTATCAACAAGTACTAGTGTACCATTAGGTGATGTAACTTGATCTATCCAATCTGATTGGTTAGTAAAGGTAGTTACTTTAGTAGTAGAATTATAAGACCCATTAGCAACTGTTGTATAGTTATCTAGATGTAATAAGTAATTAACATTATCTTGATCAATACTAATGTCAGCATCAGCTTGTACAATACTCATCTTCTGTAAGAAGTTATCTGTATCTAAGAAGTAATAATCATCATCAATAATGAAATGGTATTTAATTGGATTGTTTATTTTCCATTTAAACCAAGATGCTTGTTGACGTTTATCTCCTAACTGGAAATACTTAAACCCATATACTATATCTGAGTCAGTCTTTCCAAACAATACTAATTGGTTTTCTCTAGAATTAGTTATCAGATCTATATCTTTAGGTAGTAAGGATGGAACAATTTTACTTGTCTCTCCTATTGTTGGTTCTCCTTCTCTAGCAGTGTTAATCATCTCATTGAAACGACTATACTTACCAGAGTTATCTACATAACCTACTGATACTCCCATAGATATAGGAGGTATATCAGTATTATAATTATATGTAGCTACACTTCTAAGTTTAGCAGTATCAGGATTTAATATAGTATCATCAGAAGATAATAAGAATTGCTGATTACTACTGAACACTAGTAGACCTGCATTGATTTCTATACCATCAAACAAAGCTGATGGGAACATAGAGCTACTAGATATATCAATTGGGTCAGCAGCAGATACAGCTAAAGCAGTTTTAGCCCAGAAATCTGGAGCACCTAATGTGCCAGGTTGGCATGTTATAACATTTTCTCCTGATAAGAATGCCAGTCGATTACGGAAGAATAAAACTTTATTTATCTTACCTCCTACAAAAGATGGAATAGGATTAGTTGTATCATCTCCTACTAATCTATCAGGATAATCAAATTGTTTAACAGTAAATGTAGTCGAAGCTGTACGTTGTATAACGTGAGGCATAGTAGCTTTATCAAAGCCTTTGACTAAACCTGGACCGGGTACTTCTACCCATGTACCTGAACCATCTTTAGAATTCTCACCTTCAAATTTAAGATAGTAATCATCTTTATCTGACTCTTGAGAGTTTTCAACTTTAACTAAATAACCATCTTTACATTGACTAGGTAAAAGAGATACATCATTAACAGAAGACTGCATAACTCTCATCAAGTCTTTATCTAGTATTTCTATTTGAAAAGCACTAGACTTAGTCATGTAGATACCGTTACCGATAACCGTACATGTAATACCAGTACCTGATAATTCTGTAACTATACCACCTATAATAGTATCAATAGTTACAGCTGTATCAGCATCGAATGGTGTTGGTTTTGGACGAGCTGCTTTTATATCAGATTTGACTGGTACAGTTTCAATATCATCAACTTCTACTGTATAGTTATAACTAGTTTTAGCTTGATTTAAAGTAACTGTTGCCTGATCTCCAATTGCCCAGCCTTCTCCACCATGTAGTAATTCTACACGTCTATTATAGGAGCAAGAGTAACAAGAAGCTGGTACAGTATCATTATCATCTATAGTTAATAGTTGGCCTTGTTGACCTAAAGTTGTAATACGGAATATAAGATTTTTTTTAGAACCGCTATTCACACTAAATACTTGAGTACCTATACCTGGACAAGGACCAGTACCACCACCTTCATCTAAAGTATCAGATTGAATTTTTACTCTAGTAGCTCTAGTAATATTTGTTGTACCTTCACCATTATATGCATTAAGAGAATACTGTCTACCATTTTCTGTTCTAAGTATCTCTACATATGCATAATAAGTATCAGATGCAGCATCAGTAGTACCAGTAGTAGCTACTGTTGTATCTCTATTGGTAACAAAGGTAGTATCATTGATAGTTAGAAACTGTACATCTTCTGTATTAGAAGCAGATAAGTATGTCTTAATAGCTGATTCACCACCAGTACCATAAGCTGTAGTCATCTTAGTACCATCAGAACATCTCCAGACATTCAATGTACCATCTGTCTGTACTTGTCCTATGTATGAACCTTCTGTCTCATCTCTATAGTAGTGGAACCAAGACCCACCAGAAGCTACAGAAGCTAACGGTGAAGTACCTATTCTCTTAGATCCAGGTCTCTTATATAATCCATAAGTAGCATCTGGTATAGCATTAATAGAATCAATTACCTGACCTGGAAACTTTCTTTCATCTGGTTGTTCTGATATACCACCTGTATAACTTGGTATACTTTGTGTAATTGATGCCATTATCTTCTAAGTGTTCTCCATGGTTGATAGGTAGTAAAGGATGAATCTTCAGGGAAGTTAAACATACTATGATTACCTTGATTACATTCATACTCTAAGCAGGCAGCTCTAGCTAAGCCCTCTTGTTGAGCTAGTAACCTAGCTAATTGTGGATTACCTACTAGTTGTGTAGCAGCTCTAGTAGAAGCTTTATATACTATATATCTTTTGAATACTTCAGGTAAGTCTACATAAGTAAAGAGACGTGTGATGTCTAGATACATTTCTGTAACATCATCCCATACATCTGTGTGATCATACTTATCATATAGAAACCCATTTCTTTTAACTACATCATAATGCTTTCTAGACCAACCATCAGTAACATCCATCTTTAGAATATCGTTACCTATAGCTATCTTATTTGTAGTTGAGTCAGGTGTATATTTAACATGCTTTTCTGTGTTGAAATGCCAGCCTTCATTCTGTACATCTACATTAGCATCTCTTAATAAATTATATATGAAGGATATTTCTGGGTTAGTAAATACTAAAGAAGTTACTGGTGATTGACCAATAGCTCCCAAGATTGCATTTACAGCGGAGAGTTCGGTCTCGGTATCA